CCGAAATATAAATAGAGGATTATCAGAAGACCAACACGTGCAAAATATGCAAAATATGCGGAATATGGAAAGAAGCCTTATTCAAGAATTATTTATGTCATTCTTGCATAATTTTAATAATGGTCATAGAATCGGCGAAATAAACAATGGACCTAGAAAGTTTACTATAAATTCGATGATTGACATTTCGGATGAGAACGATACCAATGAAAATACCAAATGTAATATTTGTTGGGATGAAAAAGAAAACGCTCAATTTGTTAAATTTGGATGTAATCATGAATTTTGCAAAGAATGCGTCATTACCAGTTTCAGAGGGGAGCAAAGACAACATCCTTGTTGCTCACTGTGTCGTAGCGCAGTTATGTCGATGAGTTGCAAAACCGTAGAAACCCACCGTGAACTAGCCGAGTTTATTGTCTAGATAGGAGGTAGTTTTGTTGTATAAGTATACATTTTTTATTTACATGTAGGGTGTATGTACATGTAAATAAAATAACGGCAAATTCACCATCAAATATTTTCCAAAGCTTAGAAAATATCATCATCCTAGAATTCGTGTTTATATTGTCTTTTTAATTATGGTGGTTAATTGGTGGGCATCACTACAGGTCCGCCTCATCCTCCCTTCATAACTCCAGGCGGAGCAGCCATACGGGTCATTGGTTCGCCTCAACCACCGCGCATGAAAACGCGCTTAGACTTTTTAACACGCTGTTTATTGCCACGTTTCTTTGTTGCACCTCGACGTCTAGTGCTACGCTTCTTTGTTTTTCCAAATACGGAAAACAGTTTCTTCAAAAACTTCATTTTATATTATAACAAGATAAAATTTATTTACTCTATTTGGGTGCCAAGGTTGTTACTTCCTTCATTTGCCAATACAGGTTCTACACCACTTGGTTCTGAAATATCGTGGCTATTTTCTACATGGTTCAAGTCATCAGTAGGCTCTATAATTTCGTTATTTAATTCTTTTATACTAGCTGTTTTAACCACATTTCGTTTCACGTTTTGTATTTGTAACGCATGCAGACCAATATACGGCAAAATCGCGGCATTATTCATATAAGTCCTATAATTGAAACACGAAATACTCGTATGATTGTTAAATTTAATACTATACCACCAATACGCAGGAATAAACAATGTTTTACCTGGAACCAGGGTAAACTCTAAACATTTAATTTTATCAAAATCCGCGCTATATTTTGGCTGCGGTGACCATGGATTCACTGGAGATTTAAATTCAAAGTTTTCATAATCATAAATCGGATACAAATATTTTGCACTATGCGGAGGTGCCAATTTGATTTGTGCAGTCCCTTCCGTCAAGAGCAAGAAATTTCTATAATTGATTTCATACCTGAACGGGGTACATGTTCCGTTACTACCCATCATAACATCATAATTGCAATTCGACACCATATAGGGTCGTAAAAACTCGTCGTTATATTTAAGATTCTTAATGACCCCTGTTTCTTCTAAAAAATCCTTGTTATTTTCTGAAAAATACGTCGCATTTTTATCTTCTTCAAATAATTTCACGGCTGCATGTATCGGAAGAGGTATATATAACTCCGCATTGGGGTCTGTTTCTTTAATATTTCTAATTTTGACCTCGAAAGCATGATAATTATTGGCAATATACGTTTTGTTAGACGACTCTATTATTTTTTCACAATCAAAGTCAAACAACACTGGCTGCCTTATATCACAAATTTCTTCTAAACGTTCCTTCGAAGGTTGGTCAACTTCATACATTTCTAAATCTTCACTCGTTTTCAAATGAAATTGAATGTGTAAATAAATAAATAATACTAAACAAAAAATAAAGAATCCAATTATCATTTTCATTGTATAATCTTAAATAAAAATAATAATAATTTTTGTCAACTAGAACGAAGCAAAGCAAAGCAAAGCACTATTTATTCGTCCGATTTCGGTGCAATATAAAATATCAATGAACTTTCATCGCCTAAATGATACTTTATCTTCATAGGACATTGATTGCTTAATGAAAAATCGATGTCTGGTGAAAGTTTATTGGTGATGCACATTTTATGAATATAGACTAAACTGTAGGTCAAGACAATTTCTTCGTCTTCTACAACACTGTAACTCGTGAGGTCATCGACTGGAATATCCACTCGCATTTCACCGGCTAAACCATTGGTGGTTAAACGAACATTGTCATTGGAGCAATGGATAATAATATCGTTGCCGAAATTGCTTAATTGCGAGCATATATCAGCGATTTCTTTAGAAGATAACGAAAATTCGGCATCATATTCGACACTTGGAATATGCATTTCTTCATAATCGTATTCGGAAAGCGGTAGTTTAAATGATTTTTTATACTCTTTTTTGGGCTGTTCCTCGGCATTTGATGCAAAATAAATAAGAAGAACGTCGTCGTTTTTATCGTCGGTTTCTATTATTAAATTTTGGTGGTCACTTTTCGTGCTAATGATAGAATGAAAGGAATTCGCATCAAATGCAAGTTTTAAGGTTTCTTCTGTTGTCTCATATTGTGCGAACCAGTTTTTATGAATTTTGGTTTCGAATAAACAGACATGCGACTTGTCTAGACCTTGAATGTACAACTTTTCTGCTTCAAAGGTGGCATTGATAGTCGCCGTGCAATTTTTAAACACTTGAAACAACGAAACAAAGTTTTCCTTCTTCTTTTTATCGTGAATACAAATACGCATATTAGATAGTAGAAGGTGTTCTATTTAATATACTTTTATCATTGTACTATTTTTATTTTATATTTTTTTAAATTTTTAATTCACACTAGAGGCCAATTCTTGTTTGATAATATTTTTCAAGTCAACACTCATAATAGTATTGATGTTTTCATGGTCATTGACAGAATCAGCATCCGCGAGGGATTCTTCACCAGATACACTATCGTTTTTAAAGTCACTCGCGTATTCATTACTAAATTCAATATTCGCGTCTTTTACAGAAACATCCCCTGAATCAAACGTGATTTGAACGTTTTTTTCCAAATCGGCTATGGCATATTCGAAATCACTGAATCTGTTGTTGGTTTCACTCGCAAATAAATCATATTTCATCATAAATGTTTTCAGGATATCCTTCGTTTCTACTAATTCTCTTTCAAACTTGAATAATTGTTCGGTGTGCTTCGCAATGGCTAAATTGTGTTTGACGCCTTCATCGCCGATGCGTGTAAGCTGTTCCGTTAATTTTGTAATAGATTCGGTAATACCCGCGTTATGTATTGTATCAGGTCCTTCCGATTCGTTCTTTTCTAGTAGGTCCAGTCTATTAATAATAGTCGTTAAAACACTATTATCTATTATCCGCGAGTTTTCAGGCAAATTATATTCCGACGAGGATTCATTATGTTCGCCGTGTTCATGTTCGGTTTCCATCACCCATTGCTCTACGCGTCCTAAACGTAAGGTGATTAAACCGATGGCATCAGAAATACTTAACTTTGAAAATGGTAAGGAATTCTTTGCTTGTCGTTGAGATTGTTGCACTTGTTTATATGCGTTATTTTGCGGCATAGGTTGTCCTCTGGCCACTCTTACATTAGGTGCTGGGGGCGGCATATTTGGTTGATAACCTGGAGGCATTTGTTGCGCAAATGCGGATTGGGAAGCGATAGATGTGACTGGTCTATTTCCAGATACAGGGGGTGTATTTTCACCAGCTCTTCTAGCTCTAGCGGCGGCAAGGGAACGTGAACTCATGTTATTAGTAAGTATTGCTAAATTGTTTTTAAACCTTTTTACGCACAACACCAATTTACAAAGGCCAGTGTGTAAACAATATATTTGGGAAAATGCCCTAAATTATAGATTCCCTATAATATACTATCGCGCATTTTACAAAAATAGTTTTCGACCATTGGTGGATGGATTTAGGCCACCATCGCAACCTTAATTGCTTCATGAGATTTGTAATTGTGTATTTCAAAATCTGCCACTTGGTAATCATTTATGTTATCTTTCACTTCTTTTATGGACACTGTTGGGAACGGATATGGCTCTCGTGTAATCTGTAATTTACAAGCATCAATTGCATTTTCGTATATATGACAATTCCCGATAAAATAGACGAATTCGTGCGCTTCTAATCCACAGTGGGTGGCCAACAAATGAGTAAGGAATGAATAAGATGCTATATTGAAGGGCATTCCTAAAAATACGTCCGCGCTGCGCTGATAAAGAGCACAGCTCAGTTTATTACCATTATGCACGTTAAATTGACATAAAATATGGCACGGTGGGAGCGCCATTTCGTCCAATTGGCAAGGATTCCACGCCGTCATTAGTAAGCGCCTACTCGTCCGTTGCGGAGGGTCTTTTAACGCATCAATAATATTCTGTAATTGGTCGACTCCTTCACCGCTATAATCTTCATCGCCTTCCCATTTAGCGTTAAAGTGTCTCCATTGATGACCATAAATAGGTCCTAATTCGCCATCCGAATAATGCGCCAGACCACGTGATGCTAAATAGGATGGTACCGCATTCGCGTCCCAAATATGAACACCTTGTTCCTTCAAAATATTATTATTTGTCTTACCTCTTATAAACCATAATAGCTCTTTTAGACAAGTCTTCCAGGCGGTTTTTTTGGTCGTTAAAATAGGTATTTTTCCATCCTTTAGAGAAAAACGCATCATGTTTCCAAAAATACTCTGGGTCCTACCATTTCGGCCGTCTTCCCAAGAGCCGTTTTCCATGATGTCACGAATCAAATCTAAATATTGATATTCTTCGTGATGCATCTTTCTCTCTATTTTGTCTATATCTATTTGATCCATATTCTATGTGTAATTATTTAGCGAATACCTTTTAAATTGTTCCCCCTTTTTATAAACAAAAATGAAGAACAAAAATGAGGAACAAAAATGATAAACAAAAATTGTAAATTATTAATTTCTAATTATACCCTATATAAGGATATATGGATAGTTCAGATGATTCAAATAAAAGTTTCTTTAAGCATGTTTTTAATTTTGACGATGATTCAAAATCCGACATATTAAATATAATTCAATATGCTTTAATCGCGATTATTCCTGTAGTCGTTTTAAACAAAAGTATAGGAAAATACGTCCCTGAATCCGACGACAAAAAGGGAAGTTTAGAAATAAGTGCCGAAATAATGATACAAGTTATCGTGACCTTTATGGGACTATTAATCATTCATCGAATCATTACCTTTATTCCAACCTATAGTGGAGCTAAATACCCAGAATTCCACATTATTTATATTGTTTTAGCAATATTGATGATTGCGATGAGTCTACAGACCAAATTAGGGGAAAAAGTAGGTATTTTAGTAGACCGTGTTATGGAGTTGTGGGATGGTAAAAGTGATAAAAAGAAAAGGGGGAAAAACTCGGTAAAAGTGTCTCAGCCCATTTCTGGACAAATTACCGGTCAACAAATGAATAATGCCGCAATGACACAATCATTGTACACCGATGGAACCGCGATTAGCTCTCTTCCTAGTGATTCGCAAAATACTATGCAACCAGAGCAATTACCCAATTATAACGCCATGTATAGAGAGGACACTACACCATTAGTTGGTGCCGCCAGTCCAACCGCGCAGCCAATCGAAGGATTTGGCGAACCTATGGCGGCAAATTCCGTGTTAGGGGGTGGTGCTTTTGGTAGCGCGTGGTAATCCACCTTTAAGAAAGGTGGAGCCAAAGCTTCGCTGAGAGTTGTAACGAAGTAAGAGCCAAAACCACTTCCACCTTTAGAAAAGGTTGTAACGAAGTAAGAGCCAAATACTTTTGCTCCACTTTTTAAAAGTGGAGAAAATCAGTATAAATATAAATTTACATATATATTTATATAGTATTCTCAAGATGGACATTCAAAAATTATTAAAAGCATTAGACGATGAAACAAACGAAACTCTTTTACACTTTACCACCGACAAAATTAAAGAAATGAATGTAAACATTTTAAAAGAACTACACTTGCCAAAAGAAGAAACCCTAAAATTACTAGATAAATTAGCCGATTACAAATACGTTGACGAAATGAATGAATTGAAATACGGCGCTTACATTCGATGGATTCCAATCGAAGACCCTACCAAAACTCAGCTCTCCAAAGGTGCCTTATTTTGTGAAATGAAAATCACCGATAATGGGGTATTTTGTATTTGCAAAAATTTTGGATTTTCTCACCGGCATTTTCGTATTTCGATGGACAAAAACCTTATATTCCAACGCCTCACCGAACAAGAACAAGTATTGTTGTACGCACTAGACTATTTAGCAAAATAAAGTAGCAAGTTTCGACCTACAATAGGTGTAAATATTTGTAACCGTCGTGTCGATTTCCACTCAGCTATTGTAGACGTATTCTTCCGCGTTTCTGTCTCCCTGCTGGTTTTTACAAAAATATAATTATTATGATACATAGTAATTATAATAAGAAAATAGTTTTATACAACTATATATTTTACAGCGACGCTTGGTTTATTTCCTAGATTTCCTAGTTTTCTGATTGCATTTACAATCGGCAAATAATCCAGGGATAAAAGTACCTAACTGAATGAGCTGAATATGTGATTTATGGACGGGTTTCTTCATGGTGCCGACTTTTTTACCCTTGTGATATTTTGTTACAGTTTTGTAGCCTTTTCCGTTTTTAATGGAAACTTTACGCACTACTTTACCGCCCATTTGTTCTTTTCTAACTTCGATATTTTCATAATTGAAACGATTTGCTTCCATTTTATACAATACAGACAGAAAAAAATCTATGGTATCTATATATGAATAGTACTTTGGTTCACTTATTCCATATGTTCATTGTCGGCAGTTTATTTCTTTACGTAGGAATAAATCGAGAGAAAGTGTGGAAGCAACTGTTTCCACTATTAATGGGTCTGGGTGTGGTCATTGTGTCTTATCATATATATAAAGCATATACGTATATGACGGCTGGAAAAGGGTATTGGGTGAATTTGCTACATATTTTCATTATTGGTCCCTTGTTGATATATATTGGTTATTACGGTGAAAAAACCGCTAGATTATACTTTGAATTATTGCTAATGTTGGGATTTGCCTCTATTGGTTATCACGGTTATTATTTACTTTATTAGAATGAACAAACACTGTGTAGCATGTAGTCTATTCGCATTGGTTGGTAATCCAAGTCTTCGTCAAAACGGCCTTTACACTCTCTAGCGCCCCTTCGGTCCATCCTTGGTATCTACTAACCACTTCTCCCACCACCAAGAGTCCCTTTTCTGGATGTTGGGCGGCCTTGACAAATGCAGCTCTAGTTCTCGTACCTCGTAAGGGTTCGTAATAATGCGTGCCAATAGGCCAATAATAGTCCTTAATGGCGGTCAATTGCAGCGTCCCTTTGGGAATGCCGAGCGATTGTTCAAGTAACTCACAATATAGGTCGCGGTTTTCGGCAGTATTTTCCAAATATTTCTTCAGCACCAGCGCATTTGCGTTATCACTATAGGAAATCATATAAACACCTTTGTCGGCGTTCATGGGAATTATTTTTTGCAGCGGACCGGGCACAATGGTATAATTCGGCACCACATTTTTCATGATTTCGGCGGAGTTTTTATTGAATTTGCCATACAAACGCAAAAAGGGTTGTCCGTGTATTTGTTGATACAAGCTATTTTTATCATTGGCTCCTGGCACCAATTTTTTAATGCCGCTTATCGTGGTGGCTAAAATCACTTTGTTCGAATAATATTTCGTGCCGTTGGCCACACTAATTTCGAACAAACAGGGCTTCTCTTCGAGCTTTTTCAATGCAATTACATCACTCGAAAATTTGAAATGTTGTTTGCCAATTTTATTGTATAAGTTTTCTACCATCTCTTTCCAGGGTATATGAAGACCCGTCCACCCACCTTTATTGTCATCCATACCGTAATTATAAAGGGTTTCGACCAAGTCCGCTTTTTCATAATCGGTGTATCCCGCAGAAATGGCAAATTGTTTATACAACTTCTCTCCGAATATTTGAATAAAGGCATCTCGAAATGTTTTCCCCTTCAACTCCGGATGGGATTTTAACACGGTTTTTAATTTATTGACAAAGGTAACAATGTCAAGAGGGCTAAAGAGTGGCGAATAATTCATAATGGAGTCGAATTTGTTGTATTTGACGCCGATTTCATTCATCAGCCGAATCAAAAGAGGATTGGTATCTTGCCGCCCGATTCCCGCGCCGGTAACGACTTCGGTGCCATAAAAGGTTTCATTACTGGTGCGTCCGCCTATCCATTGTCGTTTATGTTTTTCTAGAATTAAGAAGGTGGTTTCTGGAGCGATTTTTTGTATATTATAAGCGCTATATAATCCGGCCATGCCACTTCCAATAATAATAATGTCGTATCGTTTCGCCATATACTATATGAATACAAAAATATCAAAATATCAAAATATCAAAATATCAAAATATCAAAATATCAAAATATCAAAATATCAAAATATCAAAATATCAAAATATCAAAATATAAAAATATCAAAATATCAAAATATAAAAATATAAAAAAATTGATTGTAATTTACGTCTATAAATAAAATGAACCTCAAATACTATTACTATAAAATGTCACTCGCCTCCTGGATAAACCTTTATGAAGACCACCTTGTACCGCGCTTTTTGGCAACCAATCCAAATCCAAAGCTAATAAATTATTTAAAAGAAAATAAACATATGATTGATTGGCCCAATTTATCAAAAAACCCAAATGCAATAGAAATTTTAAAAGAAAACAAAAACTGTATAGATTGGAAAAATATATGTTTAAATCCACACCCTGAAGCTATCGAATTAATAGAAAACCACCACGCATATTATTTAAAACTTTGGCAAGAAAAAGGCCGTAGAATTCCATATGATATGGTATTAAGTTGGAAAAATCTATCAAAAAATCCGTATGCAATAGATTTTCTGAAAGAAAACCCTGTATATACTTATTGGGCATTTCAAGAACCGCCTTATCACCCAAACCAAGACGATTATGATTATGAAAGCGAATATTTAAAAAATTTACGGCCTGATAACGAAATAAGTTGGGAGTCCTTATCAGAAAACCCTAAAGCAATTAAATTATTAAAGAAGAACCGTGGTAAAATAGTTTGGACTGCATTATCTAAAAATACCAGCAAAAGAGCTATAAAATTATTACGAGAAAATCCAAAAAAAATCTATTGGACTAATGCATCACAAAACCCTAGAGCCATAGATTTAATTGAAGAAAATTTAAACAAGGTTGATTGGAAACAAATGTCTAAGAACCCGAAAGCATTACACTTATTTGATGAAAACTATTATTCTTGCCTTTTTGAAGTTGACTGGTGTTATTTGTCGGCCAATCCTAGCGCAATACATTTATTAGAACAATACCGTACAAAAATAGATTATCGTTGGTTATGTAAAAATCCAAATGCGGCATTCTATTTGGAAGAAAATATAGAAGATCAATTTGACAAATTAGATTGGAACTGGTTATCCGAAAATCCTTGTATATTTGACGAATAATGATGCGTCGCTCTAATTGGAAAAAGTATATACATACGAATATATACTTTTTTCTATTTTTCACATAGGTTAGCCTCTGCTTCTACGCGTACTATTTTTTTTGGATGTCTTCTTTTTTAATTTTATAGTCCCTTTGCCTTTACAATTGAATTTACCACGTGTAAACCCCTTACTGTTTATGATTGTTTTGGTGCATATTCCAATCGCACGTGCTTCATGTAGTTTATCCACTTTTTTTATACAACGACATAATTTGGTAGCCAATAATTGTTCCGCATGCATTTTGAGCAAACGTTTCGAATGTGGTATAGGTGTTTTATAGTAGTCTAAAATTTTTTTATAATCATTATTGGACAGTTCAATCATATTTTGTTGGTGGGGTATTACTAATAGTAGTGAATATTATATTTTTTATTCGCTTTATTCGCTTCCAAAAAATGCACCCCTACCAATATTGAAATCAGTAAGACGTGTAATGACCTCCTCTTTATCCTTCATAATATCCTTAATCACATCCTTCATTGAAATCATACCAATAAATTTAGGGTTTTTCTCGTCAACAATCAACAAATGATGAATATTTTTAAAGGTCATTTTGTTCATACATGATTCTAAAGAGTCGTCTTTTTTAGCAACAATTACGTTATTTCCATATGTGCAAATATCCTTCACTTTTAAGTTGTCATAAGTCTTGTTGTGTGCGACGACTTTATTGATATAATCACGTTGTGATAAGACGCCCACTAAGGATTCGTTTTTATCGGTAACGGCTAAACAGCCCACATTAAAAACGATAAAGCGTGTAATCGCCTCCTTCAATGGTTGTTCCTCGTTGATTTTGAAATCAACTTTATAATAACACGATTTTTTGAAAACACTACTTGCAGTAGAATTTGCGAATGAGACATTGGAAAAAGGTCTGGATGCTATACCAGATGATAATTGTAATAATCGTTTAGAAAACATATTATATATATGATATCAGGGAGTTCTTTTTAGGTATTTTTACCAATAAAAAATAAAAATACCTTAGACAATAAAAATACCTTAGACAATAAAAATACCTTAGACAATAAAAATACCTTAGACAATAAAAATAAATAAAAAAGGAAAAAGGAAAAAGAAAAAAGAAAAATAAGAAAAATGGCAAAATCTAAAAACTCGACATATATTAGGAATGAAAATTGTAGTATTTGATTTAGACGAAACGCTAGGCTATTTTACCGAATATGGTATATTTTGGGATAGTCTGGCCCATTATTTAAAAAAGAAAGACAAACCGCCTTTAACACAAAACGATTTTGACGACATATTAGATTTATACCCAGAATTTTTACGCCCCAATATAATAAACATATTAACGTATTTAAAAGGGAAAAAACAGTCGAATTGTTGTCATAAAATGATGATATACACCAACAATAGTGGTCCGCGTGAATGGTCTCAGCATATTATAAAATATTTCGAAAAAAAACTAAATTATAAATTAATAGACCAGTTAATCGCGGCTTTCAAAGTAAACGGTAAAACGGTGGAAATATGCAGAACTACGCACACGAAAACCCATAAGGATTTAATAAAATGTACCAAAATACCCACCACCGCCGAAATATGTTTTTTAGACGACACCTTTTACCCTGAAATGGCAAATGACAATATCTACTATATAAACGTGAAACCATATTACTATGACCTGAAAATGGCTGATATGATACAAAAATTTAAAGACAGCGCTGTCGGACGGAAAATATTGGATGACTCTGCTATACATGCGGATTTTGAAGAAAAAATGCTGGAGAACATAAAACTTTATGAATATGAATATATAAATAAAGATTTGAATGAATATGAAATCGATAAAATTTTGGGTAAGCAAATTATAGCGCATTTACACCACTTTTTTAACAAAGCCAGAAGATCTAAAACGCAAAAAAACAAACCGAAACGCGGCATGAAAAGGAAAACTTGTCGAAAATATGAGTAAAGCAAGGAGTCATCGTCATCGTCATCGTCATTGTCAATATTGTTATTTGGTCGAAAAGTCTTCTCTTACGTCTTGAAACGTTTTCTGTAATTTTTCTTTGAGAATCATTACATAATCATTTAATGCGGTCGTGGTTAAGATAAACAAACCAGCACTAAATACAATCTTTCTATCTAAATTCGTAAAATTTTCTATTTTTCGGAAAGGATTGAACCGCCACAATAAAAATAAACAAATATATATTCTAACATAATAATCCAAGTTAACTAAATATTGGGGGGCAGAACTAGAGAATCCAAAGAAAGAAGCAAAAATTAAAATATACGAAATCGTAATAAAAATATCAAACATTCTTTCTTGAAACTCGTTCAATTTATGTAAAAATATCATATATATAGTTATGATATTTTTATTTGGGTTCGCGTTTTAGTGGTTACCCTATTTTACACTTCTGTATCGTAAAATGTTAATGTTCGCGCACTAGGGTCCTTCGCATCGGTATATTTCGGCATCCAAAAATACGGTAAAATATGGCTAGCATTTGGATAAGCAGCGTCAAAAATATTTTTATAATAGCGTTTTTCGGTTTCAATGTTGGGTTGATAAATATCCGTTTCTTCTGCAATGTTCATATGCTGCGCAATATATTCTTGTAAAATTTGGTACAACGAGCGCCCTCTAGAGCTGACACCATCACTAAACGCCTCCTTTTTCCTCCATAAAATATCCGATGGCAATATTTGTTTTCCACTATAGTCCGCAAATTTGGCATGCGAAAAACTATACCTTAAAAGAAACTTTTCAATACAATCGTGATGCGCGTTTTCGGCGCCAAATATGTTATAGGTATCGTTGATAGCTTTCATATTCTTATGATTTCTAAAATAAGGCGGGATGGAAAGCACGAAGTTTACAAAACTACGATCCAAAAATGGTGTACGCGGCTCTAGTCCGTGGGATGAAATGGATTTATCCGAGCGTAAAACATCGAACAGGTGAATATCATGCAACAAGCGACGTGTTTCCTTATCAAATTCAATGTCATCTGGACATTTGTTCATATACAAATAACCGCCCAATAGTTCATCCGAGCCGTCACCATTAAAAATGACTTTGGCATGTGAGTTCGCGGCAATATATTTGCCCAGTAAATAATTTCCAATACTTGCTCTAACCGTGGTTGTGTCGTAGCTCTCAATGACTCGGATAACTTCTGGAATTGCTTCAAACATTTCTTGCTCGGTAACTACAATTTCGGTATGATTCGTCCCCAAATAATCGGCTACAATACGCGCATATTTTAAATCCTCTGAGCCGTGTAGGCCAATACTATAGGTTTCTAATTTATTAGGCAATTGATAATGATTGTAGAAATTGTTTACTAATGCCGCAATGAGACTGCTATCGAGACCGCCAGACAATAGACAAGCAATGGGTCTTTCCGTAGTGAGGCACCTTTTGGTAACGGCGGTGTTTAAATAATTCGCTATGTTTGCATATATGCTATGCAGTAGGCTATCTTTCGTGTCTATTCGCCACGTATGTGAGAAAGAGGGGATAAAATAGGCGGTGTTTTCCTTTTCTGCTTCCCAAATGGAATCGACCATATTGGCGTGGTTGAAGACACTATATGTTCCTGGTTTGAATTGTTCGATGGAATAGACCTGAGGATTCATATTGTAAAATTCGGACAAACATTTCAGCTCTGATGCGAAACCGAGTAATTGAAATGGTGCCTTTTGTTTATGGTGTTTTAAATAATACAGTGGTCGTACGCCTAGGGGGTCGCGTGCGACATATACTTTGTTTTGCAGGTCCGCTTTCAGGCGATTATCGTATAATATGAATGCATACACGCCGTCCAACATGTGTAAGGTTTGTTCTATTCCGTAGGCTAGATACAAATGAATAATGACTTCGCAGTCGGAACCGGTGGTGGGCTCTACGCCCATATATTTATATAATTGTTTGTAGTTATAAATTTCTCCATTGCATATCAAAACGATATCATTGATAACGAGTGGTTGATTGGATGCATCGTTTAACCCATTGATTGCCAAACGGTGAAACCCTAGTGTCATTTTCATATAACTATTGTCTAATTTAGAAAATTCTGGTCCGCGCCCTTGGCCCTTTATAAATTCATTGTGAATCACGTCTATATTTATATTATTACTATTTAGGAGAGCAAATATTCCGCACATTTATCTATAATAGTATATGTGTAATCCTTTATATAATTTATACTATATTATTGTTTGTGGTATTTTGTTATAAGGCAAATAAAATAATATATATGTATATCAATGAATCAACCAGACAACAGTCAACCCATTTGTAACTCAAAAATACACGAAGAAACCAATACCAGAATTTACGATAGAAATATTCCGTCTCATATGTTGCAGCCTTATTTAGATGTGCGACCAGTGATGACCAAATATTCGTATTTCCCAGTGGTAGACCCGCGCAAGTCAATTAGCGTACCATTGATACAAATGCCCACCTATAATGTTCATCAAACATTTAATCCTGGAAATTCGATGGCACCATGGTCTGGATTTTCTTCTAATGTAAATGTAGAATCGGAATTGCGAAACCAAATATACGCTCTACAAAAATGCAGTCAATCGGTGTATGTCCCAAACAGTAGTAGTGATTTATATAATTATAAATTTAAGACCGTAACTCAAGCCAATCCACATCAACTATTGTTTCAAAATGAAAGTTTTGCGAGTTTTAACCCAAATCCTGATTCCAAAATGGTCGGCTCTGGAATGTTTTATAATAATACGCGTTCTCAGGTGCGCGATTTAACGAAACACAATTGCTAATTGTCCCGCATTATAGTAGTAATATTTTATACATTTCTCATAAAATATTACGTATCACCACGTATCACATGTGTATATTTACTTTTCTACCACCACGTTTTTCACAATATTTCGAATAATCTTATCCTCTTTTTCAAGATCATTATCACCCGAACCACCCATGGATTCTATAATGAGCTTATTGTATTTATCGGAAACCTTCGAATAGGAATTGTTATACTCGGGGTTCTGTTCCTTGAATTTGGGTATTAAGCGTTGGTTTTTGGAAACGACTTTCTTTATCATTTTACGCATTTTGCATTGTGATTCATCCTTTTCCCAAGTATTTTCATCTTTAATATAAATGATTTCTCTCTTTTTGTCGGTACAATGAATGGGTCGTTTGGTAACATCGAGTGCATTCAGGTTTTTCACAATAATATTTGAAATACCTTCCACAAAGCCCACTTCGCCGACATTTTCCAAGTCGCTCACTTGCAATTTAATAGATTCTACGAAATCATTAATATTCATTGCATCTTTACAGGTCTCGTTCAAGAAAAGGTTTAGATTAAATGCTTTGTTGTGCGAGTTGGTATGTGTAGTATTGTGAGTTCCGTTTTCTATTACTTTCATCATCATATTTTTAAAATCGCTGGTTTCCTTAATAAGCTCGGCGTTTTGTTTGACCAACATCAAAATAAGCTGGTCTTTATCATTAGTATTATCTTTAACTACTAAGCTGGTAGATTTTTCTTCTACGGTACATTTTTTATTGTGACGCCATAAACCAGAACGGTCATTGAAAGATTTATCACAAATTTTACATGCATATTTTGTTGAGCATAATTTGGCATCCGATTTGTTGTCATTTGTTGCTAAAACGTTGATTTTATGTTTGTTGCTTTCATTATGTTTATCTATGCTACTTTTTTTACACGTTTTATAGTCACAAATTTCACATACATATTTAGAGCATATTTGGGCATCCGATTCGTTGCTATCCGTTGTCATATATTAGCAACAGATAAGTTTCCTAAATATTTATCTTAAAAAATAAAAAATTTATCGTCACAAAATTAAAAAATATTTTTTTACGTCCACACCATAAAATTCAATTATGGTCTCACGATTTAATTTCGCATAAAGTATTTTGGGTTTTGAAAATTGGACAAAAAAAATGTCCAAAATCGATTTTCCCAAAAAAGTCTTCCCCAAATTTATTCATCGAACCTACATGTGAAGGGACCAAAAATCGCACATAAAATACATTTTCTCCTTCATTTTGTAGTAAATTTACTTTTCTACCACCACGTTCTTCACGTTCTTATCCTCTTTTTCCGCATCGTTGTGTGAATTTGTTGTGGTATTATGACTGTTAATACTAATTCCGTTTTCTATCACTTTCATCATCATACTTTTAAAATCAGTTATTTCCTTAATAAGTTCGGCGTTTTGGTTGACCAACATCAAAATAAGCTGGTCTTTATCAGTAGTATCATCTTTAACTACTAAGTTGGTAGATTTTTCTTCTACGGTACAAGTTTTTTGATGATACCATAAACTATTTCTTGCATTATAATTTTTATGGCAATTTGAACATGTGTACTTTTTACTACTTTTGTCGACATTTTGTTCTAAATCGTTCAACAACGTTCTATTTTTATGTTTTGTTGTTAACAAATGTTTATTATAATCAAACTGTTTGCTGCATCCATAATCACATGTTTCACAGTAAAATTTGTAATCTTTTGATATTTCAATACCCATAACTTTTTTACAATGTTTTTGTGTTTGATTATGAACATCTAATAACTCTTGGTTTTGCAAGCTTACCTTACATGTTTCGAAAAAATGTTCGGTTTTCACTATGGGTTCTGGAGCCTCTATTTGTTTAAATTTTGGTTTTGGCAATGGCTCTAAACTATTTAAGGTTGCATTTAATGAAGTGAAATACTCTTGTTCTTTTATCCTTGCCTCATAATGGTCATTACACTTAAAAAATGCGACTATTTCCATAACCCAATTATCCCAACCTCCATTAGCTCTTATAGTTTTGTATAATTTGCAATTATAATTACTCGATTTTTCATTTATACAACCCTGTTTATGACCATGTTTTCTTTGTACAAAATTTGTAGTATGACCAACATATAGGTCGGTAATTAGTGGGTCTTTACAAGTTATTTTGTAAATAACCGTATTTGAATAATCAATTTCCGTTTTAGGCATTCTATATACATATTAAAACATTTTTATATTTATATTAAAATAATATTAACAATATTTCCCAAAAAAGTCTTCCCCAAAACATTTCATCGAACCTACATGTGAAGGGACCAAAAATCGCACATAAAATGCGATGTCTCCTACATTTTGTAGTGAAATGGGTTGTTTTCATTGGAAAATTTTATGGTAGTATAGTAGTAAAATATATGTCCGAAGCCTTGCTAAACCAGATTACGTTAGACTGTCTACTGAATAAAGACATGTTCAACAAACATTTACGAAATACACAAACCACCCAAATAAACAAAGAAGAGCGCAAATTTTATCGCAAACGCATTCACCATTTATTCACGAATGTCATGAATGGGAAGCCGCCAAAAGATTTAGCACCAGATGTCAAATATGCTTACGACACCTTTGTCAAAAATGCCATCCAATATTTCAAAATCATTGACAACAATGATGCAATACAATCCAAATACGACGGTTTCGACTTTTCACTAGATGCAAGTAGTAGTGAAACAATAACGTCGCTTAGTTTAGGCGATTCTACCGCGGATTCATTGTTGATGCGTTCAATAAAAATAAATGCGCCTACTCTAGATAAATATGTGAAGCGGAAAAGTACGAAACAATGTGAACAAAAGGAAAGCAATTGCTAAACGGAGTAACGGAAAAACGAAGTAACGGAAAAACGAAGTAACGGAAAAACGGAGTAACGGAAAAACGAAGTAACGGAAAAAGGAAAAAGAAATAGAAATAAAAATAATATCACCAATATTTATGAAGACAAAAACACAAAAAAGACACCAATCAAATAATATACATAATATAAAACATTCTAGCAAAACAAGGAAACGTCGCAGGAGTCGCAAGACTCTTGTAAAGGTCAATTGCAGCCCCAAAGCCAAAGGCGAAATCAACGACTTTACCTGTTATACCAACAACTCCTTATATAAATTGCGCGACCTGTGGAATGCTAGACATCCAGACGGAAAAATCAAAACCAGCTCGCCGAAGGAAATTCATCGCCAAATAAGCGAACATTTAAGCGGCGTTTGCAATAAAGAATCGTGTTGGTTAAAACAAAAGGCGGATTTTGGTCATGTGATGGAAAGCGATATGGCCGACTCATTTGCGCCAGAATCGCCGCCAGAATGGAAAAAAAATCCGCACGAATGGTTATCTAGCATTGATATTATGAATGTGATGAAACAATATGAAAAGGCCTACAAATGTTTCGATTTTATAGGACCAAGTCCTATCGATTTTGACACCAGAAAGCTATACGGCGAATGTGTGTGGGACGAATTGTGTAATTTTAGCATTAAAGAACAAATGAAACAAGGTAAAACCAAGATTGGTATTATATTCAATACGGACCCCCATTACAAACCAGGCCAACACTGGATATCGATGTTTATCAATATTAAAAAGAAGAAAATATTTTTCTTTGATAGCACTGGCGATAAGGTGCCGCATGAAATAATGAAATTGGTGGAACGTATTCAGGAACAAGGACTGAATTTAGAGAAAAAAATAAAATTCAAATTTGATAGCAATGAAGGCGTTGAGCATCAATACGGCAATACGGAATGTGGAATATATTCATTATTTTTCATAGTGCATATGCTGGAAGACAAAATGACGGATCATTATTTGAAAACGCATATTTTAAAGGATGAATATATGAATAAATTTAGACGCGTTTATTTTAATGATCCACTTTTTTAGAAAAAAGTGGAGCAAAAAACATCTTTTCACTTTTAGGCAATACCACTTTCAGCTCAGCTTTGACTCCACATATACTTTTAGAAAAAGTATAACAAAATTTTTGGCTCTTACTTCGTTATAACCTTTCCAAAGGTGGATAAGGATTTTGCTCCACTTTTTAAAAAGTGGATTTTTGGCTCTTACTTCGTTATAACCTTTCCTAAAGGTGGTTTCGGTGTTCCTTATCCTTCTTATTGAACAAGGCAATCAATTTACCATGATGTGCTGCATCTACGTTCTGCAAGAATCTATACAATTTCGCGACCTTGTTCTCTGGATGTAATGTTTCTACAATTAAATTATTGACTTGCATCTTTTCATATTGTTCCAATAATACATTGTAT